GGGCAAGAACGATTGAAGTTGACAGAAGGTGAATACTCAGGTATAATCTTCTCTTATGGTGCAGTTCGCTTTGATGAAGATGGTGACACCTGCAAGATGCATTTCGAGTATGATGTGCATGAAGACGCAGGTGTTACATACATCAAAGAAGAACTAGAGCAATATCTTGGTGACCTGTTGCAGTTTATCATTATGGATCAATTGCAACAAAATAGTATTTCCTACACAGGCGGAGTTGATGAGATTAGAACAACAGATTCTGAGCAGACTGATTTATGATGAGAACTACTGCCGAAAAGTAATTCCGTTTCTAAAGCGTGAGTATTTTCTCGACAGAAAAGAGTCGATCGTAATCAGCGAGATCTCGGAGTTCTTTACGAAGTATAACAAGCCAGTAACTAAAGACATTCTGGCGATTGAAGTAAGCAACCGAACTGACATCAATGACAAAGAACTTGTAGAAGTTAATTCGTTTATTGACAGTCTGGTTGACGCACCAACCAACGATGAATGGTTGTTGACTAACACAGAGAAGTTTTGTAAAGACAAGGCGGTGTATAATGCGATCCTCACATCAATCAGAATCCAAGAAGGTCGGGACAAGACTTACACCACTGACTCAATCCCATCTATCCTTTCTGATGCTCTTGCCGTCTCTTTTGATAATCACGTTGGTCACGATTATCTTGATGACGCTGACTCTCGCTATGAGTTTTATCATCGTGTTGAGGAGAAGGTTGCTTTCGACCTTGAGATGTTCAATAAAATCACTAAAGGTGGTTTGTCTAAAAAGACCCTTAACATCGTTCTTGCTGGTACTGGTGTTGGTAAGTCTTTGTTTATGTGTCACGTTGCAGCTGGTGCGCTAAGTGCTGGTAAAAATGTTTTATACATAACAATGGAGATGGCTGAAGAACGGATCGCCGAGCGTATCGATGCGAACCTTCTGAACCTAACCATGGACGAACTGAAGGTGATTGATAAGGATATCTACGAATCACGACTGGCTAAGTTAGCCAAGAAGACTCAAGGTAAGTTGATCATCAAAGAATACCCAACTGCTGGTGCCCATGCTGGACACTTCAGAGCATTGCTTGAAGAGTTGAAACTGAAACGTGAATTTAAACCCGACATTATTATGATTGACTATCTGAACATCTGTGCTTCTCAACGAATGAAGCAAGGGGGCTCAATTAACTCTTATACATATATTAAGGCAATCGCTGAAGAGTTACGTGGTCTTGCAGTTGAGTATAATGTTCCGATTGTATCGGCTACTCAGACTACTCGTTCAGGTTACACAAACAGCGATCCAGGTCTGGAAGATACCTCAGAATCTTTCGGACTACCTGCCACTGCTGACTTTATGTTTGCGTTGGTGAGTAATGAAGAATTAGAGCAATTGAATCAGATTATCGTTAAACAACTCAAGAACCGCTACAACGATCCAGGGTTTTACAAACGATTTGTTATCGGAGTTGACAGAGCGAAGATGAAACTGTATGATGTCGAAGCATCGGCACAAGAAGGTTTGATGGACGCTGGACATAAGAAAGAAGATGTTCCGATGTTTGATAAGAGTGATTTTGGTCAACGTGCTAAGGCTGAGAGTTTTGACGGTTGGAAATTTTAAGGAGAAAAGAAATGGTTAAGGTAATCGTAGCAGATAGAAAATATGACTGCTCTCATCTCGAGGGTCAATTCCTCGATGAGTCACATTACGACATTTTGGTGGAAGAAGACGCTGATGTTTATATGCCAGCTAACTGCGACATCGCAACTCAAGCTGAGTGTGGTACTGGTAAGGATTGTTCTTCTTGCGATAAGGGTACTGACGAACTGCGCATCGCATTTAAGTTCCGTAAGAACTACTTCACTAAAGAAGAACAAGATGCTGCATATGCTGGTTTGCGTGAAGCTGCAGTAGAAACTCAGAACCGTGGTATGGCTGCTGGTCCACGTGGCGAGAAGTTGGGTAATCGTGAGTGGGTTACTGAATATGAATACGATGTGATTGACTATTTCTCTAACCCATCTGCCAACTTGTTCGGTGAAGATCCTATCGAAGAGATCCGTGCACAACACAAAGGTAAGAAAGAACAACCATCCACTCGTAATAATGTTTGGGGTATCCAAGCAGTTAAGAAAGATGGCTTCGACTTCGAGGCTTGGGTTGATGCAACTAAGAAACTTTCCAACGATGAGATGAAAGCAGAAGCTGATCGTGTTGTTAAGAAGTATGTGTGTTCCACTACTTACGCTAATGGCGTGTTCTCTGGTATCGCTGGTTGGTTCGATCGTTACCCACGTATCCCTTATGGTCGTGCCACTTCTTACACTGCACGTGAACCAGAAAAGTTTGCGATGGCATTCCCATTCCTGCAAACTCTCGCTAAAGGTTTCAAGGAATTGCTCCCATGGCGTTATAACAATCAGATGGAAGCTGCCAAGAAAATTGATCAAGGCTTCTTAGTTCCAGGGACACCATTCACTACAATCACTGTGAACAAGTCTTTCCGCACTGCTGCTCACTTTGACGCTGGTGATTTGTCAACTGGTTTGTCTAACCTGCTGGTGCTGTCAAACAATGGTAACTACGAAGGTTGCTACTTGGTTGCTCCAGAGTATCGTGTTGCTGTCAATGTGCGTCCAGGCGACTTGCTGTTGATCAACAACCACGAAGTTCTGCACGGTAACACACCAATTAAGTTCTTGGATGAAGAAGCTGAACGCATTTCATTGGTTTGCTATTTCCGTGAGAAGATGCTTGAGTTGGGTTCCAAAGCATACGAAGACTGCCGTTATGAATATGTTGAGTCTCGCCGTCTCAACAAAGAACATCCAGGTCACAAGAATGAAGACGGCTCTGCTCGTCACTTGTGGAATGGCGTGAGTCAAGGTATGTGGGAAGACAAAGAGTGGTATGACTACTTGGAATCTAAACTTGGTACTGAAGAACTGCATAAGTATCATCCACAATCTGTGAAGTCCAATTCACTGGAAGGTTTCTTCTAATGTGTGCAGTTATCGGTGCTGTAATTACTAACCCAAGAGCAGCCCACTTTGATATGATTAGACGTGTGTTTCACGAATCTCGTATTCGTGGACTGCACGCAACAGGACTCTCCTATCTCAAAGGTGGAGAGATCCATACAATTAAAGAACCAGTCCCAGCTGATGAGTTCAAACATTTAGATAATTTACAGGAGATGGTTAATGGTGATGGCACTCTTTACCTTGTTGGTCACTGTCGATATAGTACTAGCGATTTATTGTATAACCAACCGATAGCAAATGCATCCACGTCAGTTGTCCATAATGGTGTTATTACTCAGCACGATCCTGCTGATTGGGAAGTCTTGCACGGATATGCATGCGAAGGTAGAAACGACACCGAACTCTTACTCCGTTCACTCGCTGACTACAGCCCATTAGAACATTGGAAAGATGCAAGTCTTGCTGTATGTGAGTTGCAAGTAGAAGGTAAACTTCGAGTCTACCGCAACGGTAAGCGTCCATTATACTTGACAACTTTGGATAATGGGTGTATAATTACCTCTACTGGCAATATTGCTAACAGAGCCAATCTAAACTATGCAACAGTGCAGATTCCGATGAACACATACCTCACTTTTGATTCTTCTTTGACTATGATGGTAGACAAAGTTGAGATCGAAGGTGCTGTGGACTACCAATGATTTTTGTAAACTCAACTAAAGTCGAAGACATTATTAAGAAAAGTCCAGCTGGTAAGAACACCAAGTTCTTATCGGCTGCACACTCATTGTGGACTCGTTTCCACAACTATGAGAAGTCTTTACCTATGGCTTATGAAGACAACGGCGAAGTCGTCTCTTTAATCTTTGCTACATTTAATCGGGATGGATATGCCAACCTCTATGAAATCGTCACACTCGAAGGTAAAGAAGGTAAAGGATATGCATCCAAGTGCTGGGATGCGTGGATCAAATATGCAGTCGAAGAACGAAACGTCCAACGACTTAAAATCTCTTGCACCCCATCCTCTGTCAGCTGGCACAATCGCAATGGGTTGGTCTTTTGGGCAGTTGATCCCACTGGTTCACTCCGTTCAGACCAGCCACTATTCGCTACACGTGCCGAGCAAATTACCTATAGAGACAATGCCATCGTAAACCCACTTCAAGCACTCCCACCTTATAAAGCTAGAACACAATTCTTAGCAGAAGGTTTGGAATCATATAAGTGGGGTGAGAAGAAGAAAGCCAAGACACAGACTGCTATTGATGCAGTCGGTAAGTCTTGGTTACGTGAAGCACTGATGGACCAACCATCACTTGAGAGTTTTTTAGAATAATGGATTATCGCTTAAAAGAAAACCGACGTGAAGCATTCATCCGTTGGTATGCTTGGTCGTTGAAGTATGACGATTGTGACCCAGCTGTTTGGGCTACAAACTATCTCAACGATCGATATGAGCACAACGATGAAGAACGTATCTGGCTTGCGTGGCTATACGGTAACACATATCAACTCCCAACTGCATGGGTATTGAAGAACGAATTCCCTGACTACGAACTAGCTGACTTGGGTCGTATCACTGACTGGAATTCTAAGAACTACAAACGTCTCCGTTATCAGACAGACACTAAGTGGAACAAAGGGCATCTCCCAGCGATGTTCGAATCATATCAGAAATTTATTGGAAATGGGACACAGCGTGAAAAACTCGAATCGTTCTACGGAGACAATGAGAATCAAAACTTTGATGCGTTGTGGAGCGTACTTAAAAACAACCTTCACAAGTTTGGGCGTTACAGCACTTGGTTTTATCTTCAGCACCTTAAACATACTGCTGGTATTATCGCTACTCCTACTTCTCTCATGCTGGACGATTATGATGGTTCCCGTTCTCATCGTAATGGACTTCTTTTGGCCATTGGGCAGGATGACGATTATGATCGAAAACTCACTGGAAGCGAGTACGGATCTCTTGAAGTACAAGCCAGAGACATTCTGGAAGAAACGAGAAGAAGATTCCCAGAGCTAACTGATCAGATAGACTTCTTTACAATGGAAACCTGTCTGTGTTCTTTCAAGAAAATCTTTCGCCAGAAACACGGACGTTATCTTGGTTACTATCTGGATCGTCAAGCTGAAGAGATTCAAGTTGCAGAGAAAGATGGATGGGCAGGTATCGAATGGGATGTGCTCTGGGATGCACGCAACGAAACAATAGATTTGCGCTTGGATTCAAAACAGGGTATAATTAAAGAAAGGTTCGGCGACTTCTTAGCTACTGGTAAGATGAATGGGCTAGAGTGGATGTTTGATGATGAAGAACGTGTTTCAATTGGTTTGGAGAATTTCTTATGACACATAATGTTGGTGATTTGATTGTTGATGATGGAGACCTGAAGGTTGTGACTGGTAATGGTCTTTCGACTTTGACTGGTATTTCTAACTCAGTATTGACTGCTGGTGCTGGAATTAATAATGCTTGGGTTACTACTGCTCCACTGAATGGTGTTAGTGCTGGGACATTCAAACCAATTACTGCAGACGACTTGCTCGAGAAATATGAATTCAATCAATTCGTTGTTGAGCATAAAGTTCAAGAGCAAGAACTTTTGAAGTTGAAAGAAGAGAATGTTAACTATGCCGATGAGATTAAAGAACAGATGGCTAAGAACTGTGCACGTGAGTTCATTAAGAAGCTAACTTTCTCTAAGAAGCACGATGTTGATACTAGCACACATTCTTTCCGTGGACGTGTTTGGGTGTTCACTCGAGAAGAGTTGGTGACCCTAATCGAAGATGTTAAAAAAGGTAACGTATGATGATTGATAAATTTGGTGTTCAAGACGAGATAAAAGTCGAGTTGATTAAGAACACTCTGAAGACCCGAAAGATTATCGCTGTCGGTGGTGTTCCAGGGACTGGTAAGACTACTCTATTCCGTAAGTATATGGAAGACAAACAGTGGGTTGAAACTGCTCCAGCTAAACTGGTAACTGCGATGTATAACGCTGATAAAGACCTATACATTCTCGGTAAGTACGACGAGGGTGAAACCTTTGCTGGCACAGATCGACTTTCGATGGCAGTCCAGCCTCCGCTCCAAGAGTGGATCGCCTCCCATAACTGTAATATCCTTTTCGAAGGTGACCGAGTTTTCAATCAGTCTTTCTTAGAGTTCTGTATGGGTCTACCGAACACCGAACTGCAGGTGGTCTATTTGAAGGCTCCGAAGGATCTCCTAGAACAGCGATACAAGGATCGAGGCTCCGACCAGTCAGAGCAATTCCTAAGAGGTAGAGAAACTAAATATAGTAACATACTGTCTAATTTCGACTTGATGTCCTATATTACTGAGTTCAATAACACCAACTTAGAGGAGCAATCGAAAGTCCTTGCGCACATCGAGAAGCAACTTAGTTAAGCAAGACTTTCTGGGAGGTTATGCATTTCCTAGAAACCGCCAACTACGACTGGATGGGTCTGCTCAATTTCTATGAGCGCCCATTCCGTGCTAAACTCATCCCATCTAAAGTCTGGAAAGACCTAGACAAGTATGAGAATGACTCTATAGGTCTTTCTAATTACGTCAAGAAGTGGCGTACAAAGATTGAATGGATAGAACAAAAATCTAAGGCAAAAGTCTATCGAGACTTCATCGCCATTGGTGGAGAATACTCTCCCGAAGATCGCCAATGCACCTTAATTATCCATTCAAAGAATTTCGATACACACCCATTTACCTGCGAGTCTTGGGATCGTTTCAAGTATCGTCTAATCCAAACTCTAATGCATGAGATGATTCACTTCATGCAGTTTGATCGTAGAGACGACAGCTACAGTAACTACATTGTTCCATACAAGAGAGTTGGACAGAAGAAGAAGGATGAAGAGAGAAGATATCTCTCTGAGTTCGACGAGATCCAAGCATATGCTCATTGCGTATACCTAGACTTCAAGATGTTCAAACCGAATGTTGACCTTGATACTCTGCTTGCTCGCTGTAAGAAAAAGGTAGACTCCAGAACCCTCCATTACTTTCTGAAGACATTTGACTACGACTTCAGAAACAACGAATCACCTCGTAAGATTATAGACCAGATTGTTAAGTGGGATAGGAAGTATACTCGCTTGACCTAAATAGTTAGTTATTACTATAATCAACTAACTATGGCAGCTTACAAATACGCAGACATGGCTGTTACAGCCAAGAATATAGCAGACTTTCTAAAGAAGAAAGGTATTGCTG